GTTCAAATTCTGAAACGGGATTATTCAAATTCGCTATCAAAAAATTTCTCGCTATGATCAAATCTGAATTCTTTAATTTTTTAAAAGATTTCTTTAACCAAGGATGATTCTCTAAATTATTAAATTTTTCAAGTCTTGTCATAAGAATGAAACTTATATATTAGTATACTAAAAAAGTAAAGTATAAATGTTTGATATTTACAAAATAAAATTGATTGCAATTTAGATTTTAAAATTTAGTATCAAAATCATGCAAATAGACTGGGTGGGAATTGAAACTCTTAGGATGGATCCTAAGAATAGAAACCGACACACGGACGATCAAATCGATAGACTTGTAAAACTGATAGAATATCAAGGATGGCGTTGGCCGATCATTATCTCTAATCAAGACGGCATGATAAAGGCTGGGCACGGTCGCTTGCTTGCTGCTCAAAAAATGAGACTTGATAAAGTGCCTGTCAGCTATCAAGATTTTACGTCAGAAGAGCAAGCCTATGCTTTTTTGATAAGCGATAACGCAATTCAATCTTGGGCGAAATTAGATCTTGAAGGCATTAATCAAGATGTACTTTTACTCGATCCTAATTTTGATACAGATTTACTTGGAGTTAAAAGTTTGGATCTTTTAAATTCTACTTTTGATTTGTCAGAAATTCCTCATTTACCAAACCTTAAAAATAAAATGAGAAAAATGAAATTTTATACATGTCCAAATTGCCAAGAAGAATTTGAAGAGTCACAAGCAATGATACGATCAGAATAAGGTAATTTGGTACATGCCTAAACTAGGACGAAAACCTGTCGTGTTTTCTTGGGAGTCTGTGGACGCTTTACTGTCTATGCACGCATCTGAAAGGTACATTGCAAGATATCTTTTAAAAAAAGATGATTTAATGCTTGAAAATGAAATTCAAGAAAATCACGTTCAAGCTAAAATTAAGCTTATACAGCGGCGCATTAAAAAACGTTGGAACATGAGTTTTGTCCAGTATCGACAAGAAAAGGGAGAAGACTGGACAATGGAACTCACGCAGCTTCAAAGAAAAGCTTGTCGTGATGGAAAAGTCCCAATGCTTATTTTTCTTGGAAAGCAGTATTTAGGGCAGTGCGACAAAACAGAACAACAAGTAATTCAAAAAGATGTTCTGAATGAAATGACTAACGAAGAAATAGATAAAAAAATAAATGAATTGACAGGTAAATTGATTCAAGTAAAAAATAACACATGAGCTTAAACGATCTAACAGGTAAAGTTTTTAATAAATATACGGTTTTAAGAAAAGGTAAAAAGTCATTAAAATCATTGTATTGGGTTTGTAGATGCGAATGTGGAAATGAAAAAGAAATTACTGGCTATCATCTTAAAAAAGAAATCGTAAAAAGTTGCGGATGTTTTAAAAAAAAACGAACTAAAGAAGTTCATTTTAAACATGGTTTATCAAACACCAAAGTTTATTGGTGTTGGTCAAAAATGATTCAACGCTGTCAAAATCCAAAAGATCCACGATTCAAAGATTATGGAGCAAAAGGAATAAAAGTGTGTTCACGATGGCAAAACTTTATTCTTTTTTTTGAGGATATGGGACATCCACCAACTGCGAAACATTCAATAGATCGAATAAACGGAAAGGAAGGATATAATCTTAAAAATTGCAAATGGTCTACATCATTAGAACAATCAGAAAATATTAAAACTAATAGAATGTTGACCTATAATGGAATTTGTTTACATGTTAGTGCATGGGCAAGGAATTTAGGGTGTCCCAAAGAAACATTATTTTCTCGGATAAGATTAGGATGGACTGATGAACAAATCATCACGACAAAATTCCGAATTAATAAGAAATGAAAAAATAGACCTTATTCGAATAATTGAAGAAAAAAATAAAAGAATAGCTCGAAGCTCTTTTCTTGAATTTGTTAAATATACTAAAAATGATTACCAAGTAAATTGGCATCATAAATTAATTTGTGAAAAATTAGATAAATTTGTTAAAGGAGAAATACCTTATTTAATGGTATTTCTAGCTCCGAGGCATGGGAAAAGCCAGCTAGTAGCTAGGCATTTACCTGCATATATTCACGGACTTTATCCAGATAAAAATATTATGTCAGTAAGTTATTTAGATTCTCTTGCTGGCGCAATGTGTTTAGATGTTCAAAAAATCATTGAATCTAAAGAGTATCAAGAATTATTTCCCGGTACAAAAATTTATCCCGCTGGGACAAGGTATGCAATTGGGACTAGAAACGCGTCAGAGCACCATATTGTGGGAAGGCAAGGAAAATTTCTAGGGCAAGGCGTGGGAGGTTCATTTACAGGCTTTGGAAGTTCATTCATAATTATTGATGACCCTGTAAAAGGTCGAGAAATAGCGGATTCAGAAGCTTTTAGAGAACGGCTTTGGAATTTTTATAATAACGATTTATTTACACGATTAGAAACAGATTTAAAAACTGGCAGAAAAGGACAAATTCTTATTACTCAAACTCGTTGGCATGAATCGGAATTAAGTTCTCGTTTGTTAGATTTAATGAAAGTTGAAAAAGATGCAATTCAATGGGAAGTAGTAAACCTCCCTGCAATAAAAGTAGACAATTCTAATCCTGAAGATCCCAGAGAAATAGGGGAAGCTTTATGGCCTCAAAAATATAACATTGAACAATTAAAAAAAATTAAAGCTTCTATTGGGCCTAGAGCGTGGTCATCGTTATATCAACAAGATCCACGTCCAGACGGCGGATCAGTGTTTAATGTTGGCATGTTTTATTATGCCAAAATGCCGAAGCAATTTGATTACACATTTATTACTGCTGATACAGCTTACAACGATAAGCAAGAAAATGATTTTACGGTGTTTACTTGCTTCGGTGTGATCGGAAGTCAACTTTTAGTTATTGACGTACTGCGCGATAGAATCAAAGCAGCAGATATAGAAGGTCCCGCAAGCCTATTTGTCAAAAAACATTCTAAATATGGCTTTAGAGGCGCGTACATTGAGCCAAAAGGTCACGGTATCTATCTGAATACGAAATTTAGGCGCATTGGGATTGTTATGCCTTCCGAAGAACAAGTGCATGAGTTTTTCCAAGATCGGCGCTTGAATAAAACACAAAGGGCGCTTAACATTGTTCCATACTTGAGCAATGTAAAACTTGTGATCAATGAAAATATTCATAACAAAGAGGCACTCGTAAATGAATGCCTTGCTTTCCCAAAAGGGAAACACGACGATTTCTGTGATTCGTTGATCGACGGGATTAAATTTGCTTTTGCAACGGATACGCTGTCAACGATTGAAGCGATGAGTAAATAGGTTTTTCGGGGGGACTGAATTAATGGCATCTCACAACTATGGATTAGTTGATCAATTTGGAAACCCTGTAAACAGTAGAGATATCCTTAGAAATGAAATTGTTAAAAATACTTCGTTAGGCTTTGGCAACGGTGCTTATCAATTTAATCCTTTTGGATTGTCAAATTTCTCAAATGGACTTTTCACCGAACAAGTAGAGCAACCGACTACTCTTTTTCGCAACATGAGATGGACCTTAGTCACATTTTTTAGACCTCTCATTTCGCAGCTCTTTGTCGAAAGCGGACTTGTTTACACTCTGTGCGTGACCCCTGTTCAAGACGCTATCAGGGGAGGAATTAAGTTTAAATCGAGTCAAATAGAACAAGAACAGATTCAAGAACTTCAAATCTCTATGAGCAGAGATAAAGATATAGAAAGCAATTGTTATGCTCATATCTGGAAGCGCTTATTTGGTGGCGCTGGCGTTGTGATCATGAGCGATCAAGACCCAGAGGAACCTCTTGATATCGAAAGCTTAACTTTAGATTCGGACGTTAAGTTTAAAGCTGCCGATATGTGGGAGCTATATTTTGAGAGTTCTGGAAGTTCGGAAAACTACGACCCAACTTCTCAGCAGCTAGACTACGAATACTTTAATTACTACGGCTACAAGCTTCACAAAAGCAGAGTGATGAAAATTAATGGGATTGAGGCTCCTAGCTTTGTCCGACCAAGACTCTTCGGATGGGGACTTTCCATCGTAGAAATTCTAGTAAGGTCATTAAATCAAAACTTTAAAAGTGTCGATGTGCTTTATGAACTTTTAGACGAGTTCAAAATTGATTATTATAAGTTTAAAAACCTCAAAGACATGATGTTCAACCCCGATGGGTTCAATAAAATTATGAACACCATCAAAAAGAATAACTATCTTAAAAACTATCAAAACGCTCTTGTTTTAGACGCTGACGATGAGTGGGACCACAAACAAATCAATTTTGCTGGTTTTGGGGAAGCGCTAGACTCAATCCGTAGGCAAGTGGCATCGGACATGAGAATGCCAATGATTAAACTTTTCGGTGAGGGACCTAGCGGCTTAAATCAGTCATCCCAAGATCAGCTCGAAGTTTACAACGGCATGATTGAAAGCGATGTGCGTGATTCATTAAAGTACACTTTACTTCGCACGGCAGAAATTAAATGCCAAGTATTGTTTGGATTCATTCCAGACGATCTGGAACTAGAATTTAAACCTTTGCGTGTGTTGTCAGCGGAGCAAGAAGAAAGTGTTAAAAATTCAAAATGGAACCGAGTAAAAGAGGCATGGACTATGGGCCTCATGCCTTTGGACAAGGCAATCGATGCTTGCAACCAAGGTCAAATTTTTGACGTGAACCTTGACCCAACTGACTTACTCAATCCAGACAAAGGCAATGTAGTTAAAGAAGGCATCCAGAACCCTTACAAGCCTAAAGATGCTCAAGACGAAGGCATGGGCCGCAAAGATATGGATACTCCGTCTAAAATGAAAGTTGGCCCAGATGACAGGACTTTGGAATTTAACAAATAGGAGCGCATATGAATCTTACTCAAGCAGTCATGGTCAGCGCTTTTTTAGCCTTAATCGCATACGATGTGTATGCAGTCTTGCACGGCGGGATTCCTAATACAATTTCTTGGCAGTTCTACAATTTGTCAAAAATGTATCCGCTCATTAGCTTTGCACTTGGATTTTTGTGTGGTCATTTAATTTTCCCTATCAACTAAAAGGACAGTATGAAATTCAATATTACGTGGACCCCTGGGACAACTCTTGATCAAGTTGAAAAACAAGCAATTTTGGTCGCTTATAATTACTATGGTCAAAACAAGACACATACCGCTGAAAGCTTAGGTATTGCGCTTAGAACACTTCAAAACAAAATTACAGCATACGAAGAAGACCAAAAAAATGAACAGGCACTTTTTGATCGGATGCAAAAAAAACAAGATGACTATCTAATGGCAATGAGAGGCAATCCCCCGAACAATATAGGGATGCCTTTTAACCCACTCGACAAGTACACTTATGATCATAAAACCGCTGAAACTGAATTTGAAGCAAGTTTGAAGCCGGTATCTGAAGTTGAACCAGAGCCTAAAAAATCTAAAAAATGAGTAAAGTAGAAACACTCATTCCTATTCCTGAGGCTTGGGAAAACTTTGACGCTATAGAAGAGAAAATCCTTAAACTTTGGAAGGAATTTTTTTATGGGCCTCTTCTAGCAGAGATTGAATTCCCAAAAAACCTTTTAAAAAACTCTAGCCAAAAAGTTAACGAAGGATTTGCCAAATCTTTGATGAGCGGTAAGATCTTTTATTCCGCCGGAGCATTTAGAGGCAAGTTCAATGCTTCCACGTCTAAAAAACTAAAAGGTTTAGGCGCGAAGTGGGATAGGTCTACTCAATCGTACAAACTAGAATGGTCTAAAGTCCCCACCGATATCAAAAGCGTGATTTTTTTTGCTGAAAAGAAAATTAAAGACAACATTCTGCGCATGGATAGGTGGCTGGAGAAATATAACCCTGAAATGATGATGAAGCATTTTAGCGCCAAAGACCTCTTTGGAGATGCTCTATTCAAAGCAGATAAGTCATTTGAGAAAAATGCTAAAAAAATAGCGGTCATGCCTAAGCTTAAAGAATCCGAGCAGCTGGCAATTGCGAAAGATTATAATGATAACCTTAAGCTTTACATTAAAGGATGGACTCAAGAACAGATCGTAAGCATGAGAAAAGACCTAGCTCAGCTTATTCAGCAAGGGGAGCGAAGAGATTTTCTCGAATCAAGAATTTACAAGATTACAAAGTTCATAGAAGGTTCGGCAGAAGAAGCGAAAAACAAAGCTAAGTTTTTAGCGAGGCAAGAATCAAGGCTTATGATGGCGGCCTATTCTAAAGCTAGATATACCTCTGCGGGTTCATTTGGGTACGAATGGAGATGCGCCAATCATCCACATGATAAAACTCCAAAACAGCACACTAAAGGCAATGTTCGATATGATCACGGCATTTGTGATCTTAAAGTTTTCCCATGGGATGGGACAAGAGAAATTAATCGCGATGGGACTCCAAAACCGGGGGGGATTGAAAAGCCTGGACCTAATCACAATCTGAACCCTGGCGACGACTACAATTGTATTCCGGGTTCAAACTTGATAACTCTCAGCTGTTCTATAAACAAAGTATTTAGGCGTACTTTTTCGGGTGAATTGACCTTTCTCATTAGTGACAATAATATGGTCCATCAGTCGACAGGTAACCATCCTATATTGACGAATAGGGGATGGATTGGTGCGAAGGATATCCAAGTCGGCGACTATATTTTTCAAAGCATAGTCAAAAACGTCTTTGGAAAAGAAATGAACAGCGAATACGTGGAATCCAGCATTGAGCAAATATTTAATGCGCTTTCTTTTTTTATTCCAATACAAACTCGCCTTTTGTCCGAAACGGACTTCCACGGCGATGTTATTAAAAATGACAAAGTCGATATTATAAGTATGAACAGGGACTTGTTGTTCGACGGGGTAATTAAGTTTTTTGAAAAACTCAAAAAGTTCAGTTTCCAACGGTCCTCTCTTGAAACTTCTGTTTTTCGCTCTTTTCAAACGACCTTCAATAGGCAAGCCTTTGACTCTGATAGCTTCATGAGCTTTCTCAGTCAATTTGAGACGCTCTTGTCTAGTCATTCTTTTCATTCGAAGAATGTTAGCTTCGGAGCCACTTCTGATATGAATGTTTTTTTGAATCAACCAACTTCTGATAGTAGTTCTACAAATATTAAATTTTCTAGAAACAGCAAGTTCACTCATCCCTTTCTTATAATCGTCAATAGCCTCTTGAATAATATCAAATTTCTTCCAAACTTGTTGTCTCCTTTCAATTTTAATACCTTGAGTGCGGAGTTCCTTTCCGATTCGATCGGGAGAAATGCCAAGTTTCTTTCCGATGGCATACAAAGTGAGCTTGCTAGTTTTATAAAGAGTACACGCGTGGTCCAAACGCAAACGAGATTCTTTTCTGGTCATGTTTTTAACCTTGAAACTAAAAATAATTGGTATTTTTCAAATAACACAATTATTCACAATTGTCGATGCAGAGCAGCTCCATTGATCTTTAAGAATCAGAAATAGGCTAAGGTAGCTTAACGGTAGAGCAAGTTTTTCATGGCCGAGAAAAACTTTGTGAACGTTCAATTCGTTCCCTTAGCGCCTGAATATGCAAAAATTGCCAGCATATTTTGCATATTGTCAATAGTAAAATGATACCTTAACGTTACAGCATGGCTACAATTCCAACTCCAAGCACTTCAAGTAACATCGATTACGCTGCTACTACGCGCGGTACTTTAACTCAAAACTTACTTGATACTGATAACATTGTTTATGATCCTGATTCTGTTATCCTACAAAATAGCATATTAGAACAAAAGCCTATTTTTGGTGCAGCAGGAATAGCGCCAATTGCTTGGACCGCTAGAACTTCTGGAGTTTATTCATTCCTTAATCAAGTATCAACTCAAGCAACTACCGGAGTTCCCGGCTTAGCAAACTCAACTGAAACCTATGTAAGTAATACAGCTCCTGGACAAGGCAACTTCTATATCAAATATGATACAAGCCTTAATGATTGCCTGATGGGTTTTCAAGTTGGCGTCTACGTAAGTGATTATGCTTATTTCAAATACTCTTATTATATAGATCCAAATAAAAATTTATTGATTCAAGAAAGTAATGTTGTTTATGATCCTGGTATTATTTTGAAGGATGGAGATTTTCTTGAAATTAACATGCAAGGCACTTCGGGAGTTATATATAAGCATAACGGATATTTGATTCGACAAGTTTTAACGGTACCTGCCGCAACTTACACTGTTGGAATTGCATCTTTTCAAACTCATGATCTTTTGCCAAAAATAACATTATATAAAGACTATCTTTTAACTACTCCTGTGGTGTGGACTCAGCTCGTAAATGCACAAGCGCAAGCTTATGGGCGTTTTAATCCACAAGCTTCTAATGCTTCAGCAGTTGGAGCAACTGCATTCACAGGCAATTCAACACAAAGCTGGCAGGTTCCTGGATTTGGCATGTTAAACAATGCTCAAGCCGGTTTAAATTTTTATTGGGGATTGACTGATCATAACCCTTTGGGTTCAAACACTTTAAACTACGCTTGGCACATTCAAACAAAAAACACTTTAAATCCTGCACCTGTAGTGCAAGGTGTAGCAGAAATTTACGAAAACGGAGATACAGTTCCAAATGTTGCGGTTCAATTTGAAGCCGGAGATGTTTTTGAAATTCAAATTAATGCAAGAGTAGTAAGTTACTTTAAAAATTCAATTTTAATCTATCAATCTTCAAATATCTTACCTGGCGGCTTTTCAATCAATCCTGGCGTAGTAATGCCTTTTACAGGTAATTATATTGAGTTTTTTAACTACCACGCAAATGCAATTGGACAAGTTAACGTCACACTTCAAAATTTTGTTAACACAACTCGAGTCGTTACAACTGCCGCAAAAAATTCTAATGGCGGTATTGATTCAGTTTTCGATGGAACTATCAATATTGGTGATCACTCATATGTTGAGTATTTAATTAAAAATTTTAATAACATTGCAGTTGGACTTTCAGTAGTTGATCCAAATGGAGCCGTAGCAACTGCTGATAGTTTGATCATGCAAGTTAACGAGGATATTTTAATTGTTGAAAAGGGCGCTACTGTTCATAACGTCGGCGGAGTCAAAGGAGATTTAACAGTCCGATTGACAAATATTGCTGGTTTTGTTCATTATTCGATTAATGGTGTAAATGTTTATACCTCTACTGCTATTTTACCATCGGCTCCTTCTCCTTGTGCGTTATTTGCGTCTCCTGGCTCCGAAGTGAGTGTAAACACTTCTTCTATCGTTCCTATCAGCTATTTAGATGCTTCGGTTTCGTTACCAACTTTAACGATTGATGGCGGTAATACCGCTTCTTGGACAGATTTCACTTCAAATAGTATTATTGGTAGTCCTGGTTTTATTTTGAATTCTACTTGGTGGAATGGTTCAGCTTGGGCAATTTCTGACGGTACCTATGCTCAAAGCAATTCTTTATCAGAAGTATCGGCAAACATAGGATCATTCTTTTTATTTAATACGTTAACAATTACTCTAGTTTTCCCCGCTGGAAGTGTTTTAAACGGCGTATCCGCTCCAATTTCTGCTAGCTATACTCGCACTGCAATTAGCGCTACAAATTGGACTCCTGTTATAAATTACTTGCAAAATACTACACGCGGTCTACTCATTTGGGAGAATGGTTCAAACAATGACCCAAATCCAATTCAAATTGGGATAGCAAAATGGGACGCACCTCAAAATACTGAAGTTGTAATTGGATTAATTCCGCCGTTAATCGCAATTCCACAAACTATTAATTATCCTTATCAAATTCCAATGGGTTATAGGCTTTCTTTAAAAGCAATATCAACAGTTTCAACAAGTGGAACAAATATAATCAATGTTTATTAATAAAAACTCTCAAGGTAAACGTTGGTTTGGACTTCATTTCTATCCTGGACTCGCACAGTATCAGGATGGAAAAGAAATATCTAAAGTGTACTTGAATGAAGACACTCTTAGAAAAATGGATAAAAGCTTTGAGGTAAAGCCGGTATTCGTTGAGCACGTGGACGAAGTTGATACAGATGTAAATGAACTTCGTAAAGATGCAGATGGATGGGTAATCCGTTCATTTTATAATGAAGCTGATGGATGCCATTGGGTAGAGTTTATCACAGTCACTGACCGCGCCGATGAAGCTATTTCGCACGGATGGGGATTGTCTAATGCTTACATGCCCACCGAATACAGTAAAGGCGGCCTTCATAACGGAGTTCCATATCATCGTGAAATTACTGACGGAGTTTATGAGCACCTCGCAATCGTGTCTAACCCACGTTACGAGCAGTCAAAAATCATGACTCCCGAAGAATTCAAAGCTTATAACTCTCAAAAAATTGTTGAATTAAAGAAAATTCAAAACAGCAAGGAGAAAACTGTGGCTTTTAAATTTTTTAAAAAAACTAAAGTTGAGAACGCTATTGACCCTGAATTGATGGTGACTTTGCCAAAGTCTGGCAAAGAATTGACGATTACTAATATGATTGAAGAAATGGATAAGATCGTCAACATGCAAGGCTACGCTAACGGAGACCACATGGTTAAAGTTGGCGAAAAAGAAATGTCTGTCAATGACCTCGTTAAAGAACACATGAAGGCTTGCAACGATATTGAAGAAATGAAGAAAAATCGTGAAGCTGAAGAGCACGATTTAGAAGAGTCTTCTAAGAAGGTTGAAGTCGCTAACGAAGAAGAAGAAAAAAAAGAAAACGAAGATCAAGACGACAAAAAAGAAAACGATGTTGAAGAAGACAAAGCAGCAAAAAAGAAAGCTGAAGAGCTAGCTGCCCACGAAGAAAAAGAAATTGCTGAATCTAAGGCAAAGAAAAACTCTCTTGTCAAAGCGAAAGCAGATGGGATGAGAAAAGCGCATCTCACGCATAATGCTCAAGCTCCCGAAGGTCAAACCATTGGGTTGATCTATGATCAGGTAGCTCGTGGCTTAGAAATGTACGGGAAATAATTTTTAATTTTAAAATATTGGAGGATAAATGGCATTAACAGCAGGCGTTGTCAGTTCGGTTTTAATCGGTTCAAATTACGCTCAAATGATCGCTACGGATCAAACGGGGGGGACTGCTCCTATTTCTTACCAGTGGTATGCAAGCACAACTCCTAGTTTTACTCCTGGACCATCAAATTTGATTGCCGGAGCTACTTCATTGAGTGCTCTCATTCCTAATTTGATCCCTGGCACTACTTACTACATCACAATTGGTTATTCAGACGCCACTCCTTCTACTGTGTATGCTACACAAGTAGCAATCGCAACTGGAGCGCCTGAGTTGTCTCAAAATCAATTTGCGATGACCTCCTTGCTCGGTGTGCTTGATCAAGGCTATAATTACAATACAAAAACAGCTCAAATTGATATCTCACAGCCTTCAAATAGCCCTGTTTACGGCGGCATGATTTTAAAGATCGCTTCTGCTTCTTTAGACAACGCCGACGGAATTCCAAAAGTTGTGAGCATTACCGCTAATTCCGACCCAGCTTTCGGCGTAGCTGTATACAACATCAAAAATGCATTTTTTGGCAATTCACCGCTTGAAATCGCTCAGGACGGTGATGTGATTTATATGTACGCTACCGGCGCTATTGCTAGAGGCGCTCAAGTACAAGCCGATGTGACTACAAATGGCGGTGTCGCTCAGAAAGTTATTTCTTCTGGCGCAGCAGTTATTGGGTGGGCATTGGATGGAGCGACAGCAGCAGGTCAGCTAATTCGAGTCAATGTAACCTTGCCAAATTATACATTTGCATAAACTTTTATAAAAATCTGGGGGATTGAAAAATGGGGAAGTTAAAAGTCATTAAAAATTCAGCGGGCGAATTGATTGCGCCAACAGTACTCGGCAAAGACGGTAAGCCTATCGTTTTGAGTAACCGTGAAAAACATAACATTAAGTGGCTTTCTCAGAAGCTATTTAATGAGCACGGTCCTTATGGTCTTGAGGACGCAGAAATTCTGACCAATGCTCTTGGTTATGAAATCGCTATAACCAGCCTGACCACTGTCACTGCGAGATGCAGTCAACAAAGTTACTATACAGTGCCTTTCGCCCAATATCTACCTTTGATCGTTGGCGAAGGCGCATGGATGCAGTTCTTGACGACCTATCGTTCATACAATATCGGAGATCAGTTTGAAAAAGGTATTATCAATACCGCTTCAAACAATGCGCGCCTTGCACAAGTCTCCGCTGGTATCGATTCAGTCAACCAGACAATTTTTAACTGGGCGATGGGCGTAAACTACTCAATTTTTGATCTTGAGCAAGCAAGTCGCTCTGGAAATTGGAGTTTAGTTTCTCAGTTGCAACGCAGCCTAAAAGAAAACTTCGACCTCGGGGTCCAGAGAGTTGCTTTCTTGGGAGCACGTGGAGAAATTGCAAATGGCTTGTGCTACGGTCTTTTAAATTTGCCTGGAATACCTGTTGATACCACGACTATTCCAGTCCCTATCAGCACAATGACCACTGCTCAGCTTAAGACCTTGTGCGCGACTTTGGTGAATTCGTATCAGGTTAAAAATAATTACACCAAAATTCCAAAACGGTTTATCATGCCGCAATTTGATTATAACGGCATGGCAACAACCGTTTCTCCTGATTTCCCGATCAAAACAATTCTTCAATTGTTAGACGAAATGTTCAAAATGATGTGTGGAGATGACTTCAAAATTCTTCCGCTTGCATACGCCAATGCAGACTTCAACCCAATGGGCGTCAACATGTATGTGTTGCATTCCAATGACGTTGAATCATTGAACATGCATATTCCACTTCCGTTCCAAACCACACTTGCAAACTCTCCAAATAACTTTCAGTTTTCAAGTGCAGCTATGGCGCAATTTACAGGGGTTCAGCCTTTACGACCTCTTGAAATCGCTTACTATAGTAATAACGGTTAATTTTTCCAAGGTGAGCACGGGGGGGAAAGGGGGTTTCCCTCCCGTGTTCTTTTGAAAGGAATTTTTGTGGCAGGTTATGTACTTCCCACCATTGCAGATTTTAAAACCTATTTTAATAGGGATTTTCTGTATACGACTGATATCAGAACAGGAGTCACTAATCCTGATATTCAAAAAGCTTTCAACCTTGCCTCTCAAAATATCAACGTTTCATTTTTCCCAACTCAATCCGCCTTCACGACAAACTTTCTTTTACTCTCCGCAAATTACCTTGTTTTAAATTTAAGATCTAGTTCACAAGGACTGCAAGGCCAATACAATTGGCTTCAAAACAGTAAAGGCGTGGGACCTGTAAACGAGTCATTTAATATCCCACAAGCCATCATGGACAACCCAATGTTTGCCTACCTTACTAAAACTAACTATGGGTGTATGTATTTAATGAACGTCTACCCAAATTTTATTGGAGTCAGTTTTATTGCGGAAGGAAGTACAAGGCCATGAGCTACGCAAATTTAACTTATTTTGATAACCCTTTAGATTTTAAATCTCAAAATTTAACAATTACTACAGATGCCGAATTGACTCCCACAGGTACTTATTCAGAAGTCACTCAACCTTTTACAAGTAGCGCCGGATTTACTTTTAATCCAATATATTCAAACATTTCCAATGGCCATTGTGAACAAATACAACCTGTTGTTTCTGTAAACTGGGCTTCTAGTCAAAATGTAACTATTGATCAAAATGGCGGCATAACAAAAACTGGCGGTCTTCCAAGCAGTTGGGATGCTGGCGCTTTCTCGGATACCTTTGTTGCAAATAATGATGCGGATTTAAATTGGGTAGCGGGTAACCCTACAGACGGTGCTGTTTACGTGGCAGGATGGGCCATCGGAGATACAAGTTCAGGAAACAATAACTTAATCGGATGGGGATGGTTCATTAATGGCACTACTGCTCAACCAATTGAATCCGGTAACACTCAAAGTACAGCAGTTGTTTGGTCGCAAGGTGATATTTTTGAAGTTAAAATTTTAAATGGGATCGTAACTTATCTTAGAAATTCAGTTGTATTTTATACAAGCTTAGTTGCTTTTGATTACAATTCTACACCCGGAATCTGTATTAATAATCAAACTAATCCAGTAGCAGTCGGACCTTTCTACGTTAACCAGTTAGACTGGTATTTTGGAGACACTGTTACTTTTCCAAATATTACGCTTCCTAATTATTTTTGTTTATCTTTAATTTCATCTAACTTTATCGGTTTTCCTGTATTTATTTTATCGGGGCTTTACTATAACGGTACTGCCTGGGTGCCTTCGAATGGTGAATATAGTCAAGGCACTGATTGGCCAACTCTTACTAATAATATTAGTAGTTTTCCAAAAAACATTGGGACACTTACAATTGTAATGATCACAGATAGTAATCCCGTTCCAAGCGGGTTAACTGCTCCATTGATACTTCAATATTCAATTACGCCTCCATTTCCAGCTTCCGGTTATGCTTATACAAATGCATATGTACCTTCTACAAGCAGCAATAGTTTTGGTTTTATCGGAAAAACTCCGACTGGGACCAGTATCACTTTTGCTCCTATTGTGGATGGTCAAATGAAATATTGGAATGGGACTTCATGGGTACCATCTAACGGATCTTTTGCGCAAACCAATACCGATGCAGATATTGCTGCACATATGGCTACTTTAGTCAGTAGCTTGTTACCGAGTAATCTAACTTTTTACACGTTATTTAGTTCGCCTGCTCAAGTATTTACACCATCAATCGGATACTATCAGTTTTTTTATGATTACGTTTTGCCCGCTCATCCAATTCCAGTAACAACGTTAGTTTATGGATATTTGAGAGACCTTCAAAGTTTACCCATTGCTAACGCAAGCATTATTTTTAGCTTAGTAAATGCTGTCGCTGACTCGTACATGGCCGCTGATCAAAATGTGTTGCTCTATTCTTCAGTTACAGTGCTTACAGATTTTAACGGATATTTTGAATGCCCATTGATGGCTACAACTCAGTTTCAAGGCACCAATACTTTCATGCAAGTTGTGATTCAAAAAGGTACGGCGGTAGAAAAAATTAATACAGATGGAACTCCGCTTTATCTCACCATACCTATTCAAGCGAGTATTGATATCACATCAATATTGAGTGCAACATGAGTGCTCACTTTGAAAACGATACAATTGAATTAAAAGGTCTAAAGCAACTTCAAAAATTACTTAAAACTAAGCTTCCCGTGCTTCAAATTGGAGTGCTTGCAGGTTCATCTCGCACTGATGGACAGCTAAATAATGCTGAAATTGGCGCGATACACGAATTCGGTTCGCCTTTGCGCAACATACCTCAGAGATCATTTTTGCTCATGCCTTTGACAACTGTTTTTAAAACGGAGTTAGATCAAAGTAAGCTGTTGAGCAAGGATGCTCTAGGGAAGTGCGCCAAGGAAGGCACTTTTCACGGCTTATTTGAAAAACTAGGAGTCTTAGCTGTTAAGGTAGTTGATGACGCTTTTCAGTCAGGTGGTTTCGGTGGATGGAAGAAATGGAGACCTGGCTACAAAAATACTAACAATAGAATCCTTGATGATACAGGCCAACTTAGAAATGCGGTTACTTTTGAAGTCGTAGAGGGCTCTACAAATGGCTAGTACCATCGTAAATGGATGCGATATCCCTCTCTACAAAAATCAAGGCACTATTCCGTTGGTGTCCGAGGCGATGACAGATTGGTTTCAAAAGCTTACTTTTGTTCAAATTGTTAAAAGCGTTGTTGGGTATCAAAATAAAGAAGTTCCAGTAACTACGGATTTTTGGGGTATCTTTATGCCTGGCGGAGCTCGAGAAATGAAGCTTCTGCCAGAAGGCCAAAGGGCTTGGACACCTTACTTACTTTACACTCAAACTCCGTTAACACTTCAAGTTGATGACGTAGTTGTTTTTCCACAAATTAATAACAAGCAAACTCGAGTGATGAGTCGCAGTGATTATGGTCAGTACGGTTTTATTGAGTACTTTCTTATTCAAGATTGGGAAGGAAGCGGACCTTTATGAAAAGGACGCTCACAATCTTTACACGTATGGCGAAGAATCTCTTTCGGCAAGAGGATACGTTCTCCACTGCATGTAAAGAGACCATAAATAGTTTTATGGGTTCCTTTCCGAAAAGAACGTTTCCACACAAGACAATTCGCCTGTTGTGCAACACTAATCGCTATTTGTTGAAGCATATTAAAATAATTAAATCTAATTCTAAGAGGTGTCAATCATGCCGTTGACGCTCGCTCAGAATTATACAGCTTGCGTACCTGGCGCTAATTTTATTCAATTTCTGGCAACCGGGGGAACTACTCCATATATCTATTCTATAATTCCGGGGGGAGCAGGTGGCACCATATCGAGTTCTCTCGGTACTTATACTGCTCCTCCGTCAATGACGGCTTATCCTGTCGACCGCATGTATGACACGATACAAGTTATAGACAATCTCGGAGCGATTGCTTTTGCTAGAATTCTAATCGGTTCAGTGTTTTTTTTAGTTTTAGATATCCTTCAAAAATTTTTAAATTTAGATGATAGCCATATTTTTGCTTGGGACCAAAAAATTTTTCAACCTACAGATTCTTCTTTGTACGTAATTTGCGATGTAAACTCGAGTAAACCCATTGGAAATAATTGGTATCCAAATCCTTTGGACGGCTCTCAAGTTTTTCAATACATTAATATGTGCGATAACATCGGGATTGATATTATTTCTCGTGGACCTGCTGCAAGAGATGGTATCGGACTCATTCCTTTGGCTTTAAATTCTACTTATTCAAGGCAGCAACAAGAAGCGAATGGGTTTACAATTGGAAGAATGCCGATTCAGTTTGTAAACTTATCTAACGTAGACGGTGCGGCCATACCGTATCGATATAAATACGTTTTTAGAACTCAATACTCGATCGCACTAAATTTACAAGCACCATACTTTAATACATTTGACAATCCACAAATTATTTTAAATCAATGAGGGGGAATTTTAAAAATGGCAACGCCACAACTTAGTATATCAGATATCGTCAACGTCAGCGTTTCACAAGCAAGCCTTGGTGCTAATGCATACAACACTTCTAACTTAGCAATTTTTACTACGGAAGCGCCTGGAGACCCTTTCTCGGGAAGTTATAAAGCTTATGTGTTGCCGCAAGATGTAGCTGCCGATTTTGGTACAACTTCGCAAACTTATGCGATGGCTAATGCTATTTTTTCACAACAACCTAATATTTTAAATGGGAACGGACAACTTATTATTATTAAAATGGGTGTAGGCGTTGAAACGATAGTTTTTAGCGCTGCTCCTGCCTCTGGTTCTTTTCAGTTAACTTGGCAAGGTAACACTTCAGGAATTATTCAATGGAACGATACTGCTGCTACAATTCAAAGCACACTTAGACAAGTCAGCGGTTTACAGTCAGTGCTTGTAAACGGTTCTATTGCAAGTGGAACTTTAGAAGTTACAATGAATGGAGTTTATGGCCCTTCTCCTGCTCTGTTTATTGTAGCAAATAATACTCTTTTGGATGGTAGTTCGGCCGCCGTTACAGTGACTCCAAGTTTGACTACAACTGGAGAAAGTTTAGTAGCAGCAATTAACGCCGCTGTCTCGCAAGTGAATTTTTTTGGTATTCTTTGTAATCATGACGTTGATCTTGTTTATGGAATGGGACAAAGTGAAATGCTTGCCGCTGCTTCAGCAGTACAAGCGTTAAATAAAATTATATTTTTTGCAAGTTATGTGACCTCCGATATCAATCCGGGAGGTAGTTTAGATCTTTTACGGTCTACTAATTTAAGTCACTCGCGTGGCTTATATTACGGAGACAATTCAATATCATATGGTGTCACAGGCTTCAACTCGGTGCTTTTCGCCGCTGCTTATGCAGGTCTTGGTTTATCCGTTAATTTTTCAGGTTCAAATACGACTATCACAATGAACTTAAAACCTTTGGCTACAATTGCTCCAGATCCAACGATGAGCGAGACTATCAAAAGTTTAGCAGAAGCCGCCGGAGCTGATATCTATCCAAGCATTCAAGGTACCGCTGGCATTATTTCAAATGGTGCGAATCGTTATTATGACAGCATATACAATCAATTATGGATTGTTGGCGCTTTACAAATTGCTGTGTTTAATTTCTTAGCTCAAACCGCGACAAAGCAACCTCAAACTGAAGCCGGAATGGATGCAATGAAAGCGGTGGCAAGATCTGTCTGTGCTCAAGGTGTGATTAATCAAATGCTAGCTCCTGGCACTTGGACAAGTCCAACCACGTTCGGCAATCAAGTATTGCTGTATCAAAACATTGCTCAGTTCGGGTACTACATATTTACTCTTCCTATTGCACAGCAATCCCAAGTTGATCGCGCTGCCAGAAAAGCGCCTCTCATGCAGATTGCTTTAAAAGAAGCTGGCGCTATCCAGACGGCAAATATTGTCATTTATATTAATCAGTAATAAAAAATAAGAGGTTAACTTTATGATCAGTTCATTGAGCGGACAGGATACAATAACTTTAAACGGGCGAGTTTTAAATGACCTAGGACCTGGCGATTGCGTCATGATTAAATTTCCAAATGAATTGGCAAATTTAAAAATAGGCAAAAATGGGAATGCGATCTATGCTCTGAATACTACAGGTCAACAGAGCGAAGTTGAAATTCATGTTATTTTAGGCTCTAGCGATGACCAATATTTGAATGGGCTTTTAAATCAGCAGAATGCTAACTTTACAGCCTTTGTATTAATTGATGGTTCCTTTGCTAAAAAATCAGGGGATGGAAAAGGTAACATCACTAGTGTAGTTTACAACATGGCGGGGGGGATTATTTCGAAAGTCCCAGAAGCAAAAACAAACGTAGAGGGCGATACTGTTCAAAGTGAGTCTATCTATATGCTGAAGTTTGCGAATCAACCTTCTGTACGTGCAATAACCTAAGAGGATTAGATGCAAGATATTTTATTACCCAGTGGCGCTATCTTAAAAATTGGAAAAATTCCATTTGGCGAAGCGCTACTTTTAAAAGAAGCTGTTTTTGAGGAAGCTCAAAAAATTAGTCTATCAACAAGTGACCCTGGAGAGATTTTAAAAAACGTCATTTGTCTTGGGTTTTCTAGCCATAAAATAAAGATGCCGCTTTGGACTTGTATGAAGCGGTGTCTTTATAACGACCTAAAGATAGATCCAATGACTACATTTGACCCAGAAGAAGCACGCGAGGATTATATCAGCGTGTGTATGGAGGTCGGAAAAGCAGTTCTTGGCCCTTTTCTGAAGGCCCACTCTTCAAAGTATTCGGAAGTTTTGGAAACTCTCAAAAACTCCCAAGGGTTGAAGGACAAAGCGACCCCTTAGCGATTGCCATAAGGCTTGCAAAAGCAGGCTATGGAGCTGGCAATCCTGAAATGATTTTAGAGTGGGACACAAGAACAGTTTTGCAGTGTTTAAATTATGAGGAGTTTGTCGATAGGTACGAGCGAATTTATTTAGAAATGAACAAGGTATAACTCAAGTGAATGCTGGAGATTTATTTTTACAATTTGGAATTAAAGGCGCTGACAAAGCTTTGGGTGCTATTGGTCAATTAAATAATAGCTTAAGTAAAGTCACATCAACTTCACTCGCTGCAAAAGCAGCAATTGTCGCCATGTTTTACGCCGCTGAACGGGGGATGCAAAAATTTAGCGGCGATGCAATTGAAGTAAAAGCTTTAAGTTTAAAGACGGGCGTATCTGAAGAGTCTATACAACGCTGGCAAAAATTGGGGGAAACAGTTGGAATTACTGCCCAAGAAATGTCAGCAAACATCTCTTCTATTCACGAAGCGTTGGAGAGTTATCAAAGGACAAAAAAACCTCCTGAAGGTTTAACCGAGTGGGTAAGAGCTTTACAGGCTAATAATGACGATTTAGATATTGAAAAAGCTGTCAATGATAAAGAATATGCTTTAAAAAAATGGGTAGACGCTGAAAAATATTTTAGAAGCAATGTAGAACGAAACATTTCAAAGCAAGGCTTAGGACTCAGTGATAAGTTTGTCTTGGCTGCTCATCAAGGAAAATTTACAGATAAAGCTTTGTCTCAAGTGTCTATTACTAGCCAAGCTGACCTTCAAAAACTTGAAAAAGTTAAAGAAGGTTTAACAAAAATAGAACAGAAAGCATCTCAAGCATTCCAAGATTTACTCATAAAACATGGAGATGGTTTTGTTACAGGTTTGGATAAAATTACAACGGCTTTATTTGGATTAGCTAATGCACTAGAAAAGATAGCTGAAAAATCACACGTTTTTGAAGTTATGGAAAAGGGGATTACTGGACTCTCCGAAGTAGTAAGTTTTACCGCAAAAGAAGTCTTGCCGAGTGCTTCCAACAACATTCCTAAAGCAGCTAAATTTTTACTTTCAAACCCAGCGTTATTTAATCCGATGATGGATATGAATGATTTTGATTCTCCTTGGAGTGTCACTCCTAAAACCGCACCTAGCGCCGCACCTAGCCGCAATCCAAGTTCTATCTTAGCTCCCAAGATGCCTATAATGCAGTCAAAAGGAGATACCGTTCAAACTAATAATATTTCACCTGTTTTAAACTTTAATGGAAACGCACCTGAACCTTCAAGAATAGCGAGTGAAACTACAAGGCAAATTGTAAATGCATTTCAGCAATTGCCTGGAACTCAGAGGAATTAATGGCAGACCTCTTAACAACTACATCAATAGCCACTGGCGCACTCTCCCTCGCTAGTAATTCTATTAATGCGTTAAGAGGTATTGTTGCAGTTACTCCGACTTCAACTATAGGCTATCAACCCGATAATGATACCAGCTTAACTCTTTTACAAGGTTTAGGATTAAGTAACTTATTAAATCAAGCACCTAAGACTCTTTTATTTCATTATGAAGCCGAACAAACTTTATCTCTTGAGAGCGATATCACTGATAACTACGTCGAAGAGAATTTTTCAGTTCAAGACAATATTGCTTTAAAGCCTATAACCGTCAGCACAGTTGGATATATTGGAGAGTTAAATAATGTTCCACCTCCCGCACTTCAAATATTACAAAATACAGCTACAAGCTTAGCGGCAATTCCAACTTTAAGCCCTGAAATCACACAAGGCGCAATAAATGCATACAATCAAGCTTTTCAAGCTTATCAAGCTTCAATAGCAACTTTAAACGCTGCTAAAAGCGCTTGGAGCAGTTTGCAAAATAACACTGGGGAATCAGTGATTAGTAATGGATCTATCACTCAAAAAGTTACTTCCCAAAATCAGCAACAGACGATGTTTCAATTGCTTTATGGCTATTGGCAGAATCGCCAATCATTTACAATTCAAACTCCTTGGGCAGTATTTCAAAATATGTACATTTTAAAATGCCAGCCTGTTCAAGAAGAGGATACTCGCACTGTGTCTTCTTTTAGTTTAACTTTTAAACAAGTTAGAACAGCTCAAACGACTTTACAAGCGCTTGTTCAAGACCCTCTTACTGCGGCAGGGTTTTCAGCGGTCAGGAATTTAGGTAATATCAATACCGGCAATGCTTTAGATATAACGTCAAATTTAAACTCTTTGACAGGTGCTGCATGAACATTATTTCTGGTTTAAGTACAGACGTAAGGCAGCTCATGACAGTCCCTTTGCCAAACGGAAACACTTGTACTTTAGCGATAGAGTTTAATCCAAGACAAATTGGATGGTTTATTACTAATCTTACTTATTTAAATTTTGAATTAAATGGGATTAGAATTACAACTAACCCAAATTTACTTTATCAATGGAAAAATACTTTACCTTTTGGAATTGCGTGCGTATCTGTAAACAATCAAGAACCTACACAACTTCAAGATTTTTATTTAGGTAATTCAAATCTGTACATTATGAGTCAGGCAGAAGTCGAACAATTAGCGGAGTTATACGCTAATGGCTAATCCGCTAGCTGTACAACAGATCAAAAGCGGGCATAAGTTTAATCGAAATTATAAGCTAACGATTCAAGTTACATCCACTGAAACAATAGTAATTAAACCTCCATTTACTCTTGAATTTGAGATTACCCGTAACACCATGGGTATTCCAAATTCAGGCAATTTTAGAATTTACAATTTAAATCGAAAAACAAGAGAAAAGATTCAATTTAACATTAATGATCAACTTCAATTCAAAAAAATAACATTAGATGCGGGCTATGGTCCCAATATCAGCACTATTTTTATCGGATCTATGGCTCAAGCTTTATCAGTAAGAGAAAATGTTGATTTTATAACAGAGATTACCTCTTATGATGGCGCCTATGCTTGTATTGCTACTGACTGTAATTTACCTCCATACGAAGCAGGTATTCCTTATTCTCAAGTTATAGATGATTTAATTAAGGAATTAGCACCAACCGTTACTAGAGGAGTAGTCAGTTTGATCAATGGTAAACTACCGGCACCGATTACTTATTCGGGGAAAACAATTAATATTTTAAATTCTCTCTGCAAGGGTGCAGTTTTTATTGATCAAGGTAAAATTAATATTTTAGCCACTAACGACTGTATTAGTACTGGCTTTGTGCCTCTTATTAATTCTCAAAGCGGATTACTTGGGACTCCGGCAAAGGAACAAAACAGAGCTACCTTTGATATGTTATTTGAACCAGGTTTACAAGCCGGGCAATATGTTAACGTGAAAAGTAGTACTTTAGACGGATATTATAAAGTGTCAGAATTAAGACACAAAGGCACTATTTCAGAGAGTATTTGTGGGGAAGCAATCACGTCAGTTATTTTATATCAGGGAGGTCAGAACGGAAAATCTCTGAATCCTATAATATGACCGATCAAATTATAGTTAACTCACTTCCATACGGCGCAAAAACTGGAGATCCTCAACTTCTCGATGTGTTGAATCGTTTGTATGACAATATTTTTTTAAATTTGAATTGTCATCATGTAGGTACAATAGAAAAATTCGATGCAGTCAATCAAGTTGCTAAAGTAACTATAAACTATCAAAAAACTTTTGAAATTTTTAATGAGTTAACAGGAAACTATCAGTTAGTTCAAGAACCCTACACTATGATAGTCAATTGCCCTGTAGTCTGTTTAGGGGGGGGAATTTCTACTTTAACATTTCCCATTGAACCAGGGGATGAGTGTATATTACTTTTTAATGACCGAGATTTTTCGTATTGGCAGGCAAGCGGTTCGACGACAAATGCACCTCCAACCGATGCGCTTCACTCTTCAAGTAGCGCAGTTGCTTTAGTGGGTGTTCGAAGTAAACCCAATGTGATTAAAGATTACGATGAAGAACGAGTTTTATTGAAGTCAAATAACACTGGCGCAATTGGTTTAAATCAAACTACAGGTAAAACTTTAATTACAAATACTTACCCGCTGAATACAAGCACATTGGGAAGTGACCTTCATTCTTTGCTTCAAAACCTTCTAAATTTATTTAATAATATGGTTACAAATGCTCCCGCTTTTGTAAATCCTGGAACTGGGACTTTGAATCCTTCTGTGGTGACTGAATTAGGTACGGTGATTACCCAATTAGAAACGCTTCAAATTAACCTTGATGAGATGCTGGAATAACTATGAGCACGAGAGCACTAGATATTAATAGTGATTGGACCTTTGGAGCTGGTAAATCTAATTATATTTCTCAAAATGCAGAAGTATCTCAAAATATCACAACGTCTTTAAAATCATTTGTTGCCGATTGTTTTTTTGATCTTACCGCTGGAATAGATTGGTTTTATTATTTAGGAGGTTCAAAAAACGAGCTAGCTTTTACGTTAGCTATAGGCAGAGTGATTTTGAACGTACCTAATGTCACTGGATTGTTACAGTTGAATGTAAATTTAAACACTAAAACAAGAGCTTTCTCAATTTCGTATCGAGTTCAGACCACTTTTTCGCAGACAGGAAATGCCTTTCAATATACGATAGGAGCACCTGTATAGTTTAGTTTTCTGGGGGGGGGATTATGCCAAATGTTTTGGACGCTAATGGGCTTCAAGTTGCAACACAAACAGAAGTACTTTCAAATCTAACTACGGCCTTACAAAACATTTACGGCGCTCCGATTAATATCGCTCAAAATTCTCCAGATGGTCAGTGGCTTAACATATTGACGCAAGCCGCAATTGATATCGAAGGGTTACTTCAATCAATTTACAATTCATTTGATCCTGATCAAGCGATTGGAGTGACTCTTGATCAGCGGTGTGCGATTAATGGTATTCAACGAAAAGGCGGCACTTATACACTTCAACCGATTACAGTTGTTGTATCTCAAGCGGTCAACTTGTACGGCTTAGATCAATTCGGTCAATCGATTTATACAGTTTCAGACAATTCCGGCAATCAATATCAATTGATTACTTCCCAGCTTGCTTTGTCTCCTGGCACTTATTCTTTTCTTTTTCAATGCACTACTCTTGGCGCTATTTTTTCGCTTCCTAATACGATTACGGTTCCAGTCACAATTTTATTGGGCGTTACATCTGTCAACAATCCAACAAGCTATACATATCTCGGAATACCTCAAGAGACAGATGCAGCGCTACGAGTGAGACGAGCTATTTCGGTATCGCTCTCATCTCAAGGTTACTTGCAAGGTTTGCTTGCAGCTCTATTAAACATTAATGGCATTACAAGCGCATATGTGTATGAGAATAACACTGACAGTCCTGATGGCGATGGTGTTCCCGGCCACAGCATTTGGGTGATTGTCAACGGCACTCCCTCTCTTAACTTAGCACCTGATTGGTCAGTCACTACGGTTTACAGTTATGGTCAAGTAGCCAGTTACGCTGGAATAAATTATATATCATGGTACGATAACAATTACGGTCATAATCCAACAAGTTCAGGTGGCACTTGGGGAGTCTACAACCCAGTAGCTCAAGCAATCTATTCTAAACGTAATGCCGGATGTGGAATGAAAGGATCTATCGTCTATGATGTCACTCAGAGAGACGGTACTATTTTTAGAATTAAGTATGATGAAGTTACTCTAGAAAACCTTTATATTCATTTTAATGCAAGCTCAGTGGATGGCGTCAATCCTCCAAACGTAGCGGCAATACAAACAAATTTACCTAGCGTTTTTATTCCCAACGTTTATCAAGAAGTTAACATTACAACTCTCGGGACTGCTGTGCAATCAATCGATGCAAATACGTATATAACTGGCGCTGGTTTTTCAACTTCGTCTTCTGGACCTTGGACAAACACTTTAACTCCAACCGCGAAAAACTTTCAATTTGTCGTGTTAAGTCCGAATATTATTATTACGCCGATTTTACTGACTGCTCCTAATGACACTTTTACTATCGTTGGTGATATAGTCACTCACACAAATGTAACTTGCAATACAGGAGAAAGTATTCAATTCCGCATTGAAGGCGGATTTGCGCCGTATACCTTTTCAATGATTTCAGGCGCTGGAAGTATAGATTCGGTTACTGGCCTTTACACCTCTGTATCGAGTGGATCAGATGTAGTTGGAGTCATTGACGACCTGGGCAACACGGCAGAAAGCGACATTACGGTGGTTTAAATGGCAAAAATTTTTAATGAGCCAATTGAACTTGCAAATTATTATGCTGATCTGTTGATCAAGCAATACAAACAAAAACCAAAAGCTTATCAAACTGTACTTAAAACTGTAGCTCCTCTTTTAATGCCTCAGACAAGCGTGCAAGATTTGTTTTTCACTGGAATTGCTACGAATGGTTCTTTTATTTTGAATTTTAATGGGACTAACACTGCTGCAATTAATTACTTTGATAGTACTGCCACAGTACAAACTAAATTGAGAGCGATTCCCGGTCTTGAGAATATTTTAGTCAGCGGAGCCATTACAGATACATTATTAATTGTCAGTTTTTTTGGGACTCAACCGCCTGTATCTTTACTTACAATTACAACCAACAGTTTACTGACAATTAGCAAAGTACCTATTAATATAGATATTAAAGAAACAGACGTTATTTTACCGCTAGCAGTTCAAGATGGATTTAACTTAATCGGACCGAATCAAGCTGTAGGCGCGCAATTAGATATTTTAGGAAAGTATTGTGGTGTTACGAGGCATGGGTACGGACCTAGCGGCCCAATCACTTTAAATGATTCTGAGTTCATCGTTTTAATTAAATTTGCGATTGTTCAAAACAATAGTCAAAGTTCATTAGACGCGATTGAACGTAACATGAATGATTTCTTTCCCGGTCAATTTTTGATTATTGACGATGCATTAATGCATTTAACCTATTATTTGTCTCAAGCATTAGCGAGCCAAAATTTAGTCTACATGCTCGAATCTTTGAATCTCATTCCAAAACCCATGGGTGTAGGCGTGAGTATTATTGTACCGCCTACATTCACCAATTTTTTTGGGATGTTTGATTACAGGTTTGGACCGAATACTAAAGTGAAACCTATGAACACCTATCAAAGCTTTGACACCTCGTGGGTGTGGTGGGACTATCGAGATACAGAAATAGTGATTTAAGGGGGGGATTATGGCGAGGTTGAATAGGTATACACAAAAAGTTTTTGGGACCTCGGCAGGATCGCAAGAAATGGCCGAGTTTGGCAGCTATCAAAATGGCAGTCCCGCTTTGTATGATGGCAGTACAATCACTCCTTCTATTGTCCAAAGCTTAACTAATTACCTGTCGGGATGGTTTGGAGCAGCAGCAGTTGTTGGCCCAAATTCCCCGGGTATTCAAGACATGAACGCGATATGTTATCTTTTTGCGTATCAGCTTGCCTATTTACTCCAAGCAGGAGTGGCGGAATGGGATTCAGGCACAACTTATTTTTCCGGAGATTTAGTTCAGGTTGCTGGGATTTTATACGTTTCTGACACTGACAATAATTTAAATAATCCTGTTACAGACACTACACACTGGACGACTCCACTTCAAAATGGGCTAGTGGTACCCAATTTTGTCCCAAATTCTATTACGCTAACTAGCGGTCAAAGCACAACCTGGCCAGAAGCTCATATTGATACCGGCGTAACGGTAACAGTACCTTCAGGCGCAGCATTCATTGGTATTACTGAAATTGTCGTATCCGGTACCGGAGTTTTACAAGCAACAGGCACTGGCTACATTCGAGTGATTTGAGAGGGTTTGTTCCACGTGGAACAAAAAAAATAAAATTTATGAATTGTTCCCCGTGGAACAATGAAAAGAAAAATTAAAGGGGGGGATTATGGCGGGCGGTACACTTCGAGCAGACACAATTACAAATTCAGCGGGAACAGGAGCACCAAGTTTTCCTTACGGTGTTTCAAGCCCTTTTCCAACGCAAACAACTCTTCATTCAGGTACGGGAACCTATACTGTTCCAACGAATTGCAAGTGGATTGAAGTATGGCTAGTTGGTGGAGGTGGAGCAGGTGGAAGTTCGGCGGTTTCTGGCGGGACGGCTTCAACCGGAGGGACAGCTACAATTTTTGGTACTTCCTTACTGCAAGCAAATGGTGGCGGAGCGGGTACTATCGGTAATCCCGGCGGAGCTGGCGGCCCAACTCTCATAAATTCCCCGGCGTTTGGTAACGGCTTTACCGGAGCAAATGGTGGAGCAGCAGCAACAGTAGGAGCAGCGGGACCGGCAAACGTGTATCAAGGCGGTTGCGGCGCTGCTGGCCCATGGGGTGGAGCGGGATATTGCGGCGGTTACGCGACTGAACCCGGCGGAAACGGCGTAGTTGGCACAGGCTCTGGCGGAGGAGGTGCTGGGACTGGAAATACATCCACCTGTTACGGAGGTTCTGGCGGCGGAGCAGGTGGATATATAAGGGCAAGAATCACAAACGGTTTAGCTGCTAGTTATACGTATCAAGTGGGAGCAGGTGGAACTCCCGGCTCTGCGGGTACGAATGGATTTCAGGGCGGCTCTGGCGGTTCAGGGATTATTGTAATTGATGAATATTACTGATCATGACACCGCAAGAGCTAGTCGATTACCTTCTAAAAGGAGTGCTTGGCTTTCTTTGTCTGAGAGGAATTAAAATCCTCGACGAAATGAAAGTCAGCATTGAAAAATTAAATGAACAGGTAGCCGTGGTAGTCGAAAGGACCTTACATCATAAGAAACAAATTGACCGGCTCGATATTCGGCTAGGGAAGGTCGAAGAAAAAATTTGAAATTGTTCCACGTGGAACAAAGAGACAAATTTATGGATTTTAATTTAACTCGAAGTTCATTTTCTCGCGGTGGGATTGCTGGCACGTTAACTACTAGAGAAAGTACGGCTTTCCAGTGCGTAACTCTTGAACATGCCTATTGGGAAGAAAATCAATGGAAGGCGAAAGTGCCTCAGGGCGTGTTTAAATGCGTGCGCGGAATACACCAACTTGAGCATTCAACTACTCCCTTTGAGACCTTTGAAATAACCGGAGTAGTTGGGCATTCAGGTCTGCTATTTCACGTTGGGAATTTTCAAGACCAGTCGACAGGGTGCTGCTTGTTGGGTAGCGGGTTAAGCAAACTGTCAAATGGCCAGTTTTTTTTAAGTAACTCGAGGGATACTTTCAATGAATTTTTAAATACTCTTAAAGGCGTAAATTCTTTTTACTTAAGTATTATTTAATTTATCAAGATATTGATCTACAAAATTACGAGTCAAATGTTTTGAAATTTTATATTTTGTTGCAAGGTCTTCAATTTGCCGGTCACTCACAATAAACGGACCATTGATATCTGACTCCGTGAAACACTCTTCGCACATGTAAGTAAAACCCGAGTCAGGCGGTTTTATACTGACAAGCGCGACCCAAATTTCTTCGCCGCAACTTTTGCAGTTTTGTCGAATACTGGTTTGAGACGGTGTGGGATGTAATTTGATTGCGTGACAGACTAAAACTTTCATAGACAGTTCATAGCAAAAATTTGCAAAAAAAACTTATGACGCTTAAAATTTCGATAAGGGGAAAAATCTATGAGCGTCATATTGGCTTCTGTAGGCTTTAAAGTCTTTGGCGGGCTTGTGTATGTTCTAATCGAGTTTTTTTTAGGTCGTACTGACCTAGTTAAATCTGGAAGCGTTCTAGAACTTGCCTTGAATGGTCTAGTATATGTTCTTAATGCAATCGGCATAAACTCAGATACACTCAATAAACTTATCAAAAATTAAAACAAATTCCTGGGGGGGATAAGTTTATGAGTTTGCATCGGTATGGATGGAAACGTGACATTCCAAGCATCAAAGATCATTTGAATTACAACGCAATTAATGCATCTCTCCTTCCGCCTAAAATCTCTACTCGACCTTTATGCCCACCTATTCGCAACCAAGGACAAGAAGGCAGTTGCACTGCTCAAGCATCTATTGGTTTATTTGATTTTAAGCAAATGCAATCGCTTCGAGAAAAACACGTCACGCCGGAAGTTTACGGAGCGTTATTTTGTGAATCCTCAACTCAGTTTGTATATTATAATGAACGTGTCAACAACGGGCATATAAAACAAGACTCAGGCGCTTCGCTTCGAGATATTATTTATGTAATGAATAAGGTTGGAGTGTGTCAGGAAGTGGTATGGCCTTATTCTATTTCAAACATGTATGTTAAGCCTCCTGTGGTCGCATACCAACAAGCCGAAAAACATAAAGTCCAAAGCTATCAAAAACTCATCCAAGCTGAATCAAATCTTAAAACTTCATTAGTGAATGGCAATCCTTTCATTTGTGGAATCATGGTCTATGAATCGTTTGAATCGGACCACGTCGCTAGGACTGGGATGGTGCCAGTACCTCACGCAAGTGAACAGCTTTTGGGCGGTCATGAAGTCATGTGTATTGGCTATGACGATTCGCTTAAGTGTTTCGAGATGAGAAATTCGTGGGGCACTTCTTGGGGGCAAGCTGGGTATTTCTGGCTGCCTTACACCTATCTTTTAAATCAAAACTTAAGCGCTGATATGTGGACGTTTACGGCTTAATAGCCAGTTTGCGCACTAGTTTAATTCCCGATAACCTTTATTATCGCGAATAAGGACTCAACTACATCACATAAATTGCATTAAATTTAATAGTTTTGGATGGAGAATTTTTAGGCAAAAAAAACCCTAATAAAAATTTTACTTTTTTTACAAAATATATTATTTGTAATTGTGCTAAAAGTAGTCAAAAATGGTAAGGTATTATCCGAAAGTCGTGTTTCCGGTCGAGATTCTTGGAAACGTTTAAAAAGATTCGCGGCAGACTTGAATCACAAAAAAATCCCATCAGAAGTGTGGTTTAGAGATTTATTTAGAAAACTTAAAAAAAAGATCAACGTTCCAGTTCCAAAGTATTGGCATGAAAGAATTGAATTTCAAGATCAATATAATAAGCCTTATTTTGGTTTTATACCTGATGTAATTAATTTAGGTTTCAAATATATTATTGAAATTGACGGTTCAATTCATTCAAATCCTGCAATAAAACAAAAAGATGACGCTAAACAAAAACTTTTCGAGCACAGAGGTTTTATTGTTTTTAGAGTGAAGGCATTTGATGCGGATAGTTTTAATCAATTTTCAAGCGATTTTTCATCATACATAGATCGAATTCGATTTAGATATGTTCGTATCTTAAAAGATAGAAAATGATTGATCTGGATATGCGTAGTTATGCAGAGCGTCAAAATAATGGTCCACATTGTGAAGGTCTTCAAAACGGCAAAAACCTATAGGAGAAACACATGGAACAAAGAAATCTTGGCGGGTTTGTGAATCGAGGGCAGATAGATCAAAACGAGAGGGCTGACGGAGCGTGTGCACTCAGCTACTCTACTTACCTGACTCTTTTCGCTGCGAATATGACTAATTACTTTCCCATCGAGGACGAGACTATTAATTTGAATGACGTAGACCGAGTGGCAAGAATATCAGCAAATGAGACTTCTATCGTCGTAGAGCGTTGGATTGAACACTGTCAAACCATTCGACAAGGTAGAACACAAAAGAAAGCTGCATAGAGTTTTCTCTAGCCTCCCTGTTGTGCGGGGGGGCTATTCTAATCCATTCCCCAATTTTTAATTTCTTTAATAATCTCTGGTAAAACTATATCCGTAAATCGCTTTTCAGCTTCAGCTTCCCCATATTTTTGACCAATTAAAAATCCTAATAAAAAGAAAAATGTTAAAAATAACACTACGGCAAGCATGTAGCTTCCGACTGTGCAGTCATCTGGCATAGGATTCGTTTTCTTTGTCTAAGTGATACCATTCAGGACGTGGACAAGCAGACGTGTATTGTATTTGCGTTGTCGAGCCTAAGTGCTCTAGATCGTAAGCGCTGGGCCAAATGCGTTCAATTTGTGCAAGGTTTCTTACGTAAGCAATTACAGCTTCATATTCGTTTGATTTTTTTTGTAGCCAAAATGGACCTGGCAGCTTGCTAAGAGGAATAAATGGTTTTGATTCTTGCGGAGGGGTTTTAAACTTTACTCTAATCCAAGGCTTCGGACGAGATGAATATTGATTATTTCCAGAGGGATTGTTGTTGTTATTTATGCGATTCATTTAGTGATTTAAGTATTTTTTAAATCACAGGTCAATCGTTTTCATTGCAGTGCTCAGCTATTTCGTTAACTTGTTCTTTTGTAAAAGGTATTATTTCTTTAATTTTTTTGAGTTGATTCGCACCGCAAGTGAAACAAAATAAAGCAATGGGATTACCTTGCAGACCATACTCAAGCACAGAATTAAGTGATGATTTTGAGACAAAGATTTCATCCCCACATTCTCCACATGAATCAATGTGGCCTCTAATTCCCGTCACACCCTTGTCGGCGCAAATGATTATTAAAGTTTCTTTTTTTTTAGCCATCGCCGTCTCCCATTTCAGTTCCTTTTCCTGACATGACCATTACGCAATGACCAAATTCTACCCGATAGTTTCTGCCGCTACCACATCCTTCCCCTTTACCTTCACATAACTCTAAAAAACAAATTGTGTCAGGATCGTCATGATGACCTACGCCGGTTCCATTGTTAAAACCTTCAGCTATACTTATCAGACATACCGTAAAACTCCTCCCTTCAGGGCGGAGATATAAGGTATTTGCCCGTAGGGCAATTTGTATTTACTTCCGCCACTGTAGTGACTATAAAAGGTTTTACGTTCTTTGAAATTTAGATATACGGTTCCACGCTCTAAAATCATCTTAGCGTGGGTAAAATCTAAAAAGTTAGAAACCATTTGAGACGTTAAAAGTCTAATCTGTTTAAGAATTTTTGCCAATAGGCGGCTTAAACGTAAAAGAAAAGACTCGAGTCCAAAATTTAGACTGTCTCTCGAAGACGCTGTCAAACTGCAGTGGGTAATGATCATAGCGGTGTAACTCCTAGAAGTTTGTTTAGGAGCCTTTTGGGCATAAAAGGCCTTCGGGGAATCTTTGGCGTTTACGCCAGAGAGGATGTCAACATTCCCGAGCCTCTACCTGTAGATGAGGGTAAACCTGCCTCTACGTCTTCGTCATGCAAACTCATTTAAATTTAACCATTACCATAACCGTTTTCATTTAAATCTAAACTGGAATTGTAAGAACTGCCATCACCTACACCACATCCAAAATTATTCCCGGCCATATAGCTTAAACCAGAGCCGTTAATATCACCATAGCCTTCGCTCCAACCATCTCCGTATCCAAATCCAAGCTTTGAACCCATTGAGCAAGCAGCGCCTCTTCCGTATCCGTTTTCGAAATGCTCACTAATTTTTTCTTTAGCCATAGCCAAACCCATCTTTAGCTGCTTCACCATAACAACGACCTGAGCCATCTCCGTCTCCAAAACTCGTACCATAGCTTGAAGCGGTACCATAACCTTGACCTTCATTAGCACTTAAACCTAAATCGCTATTGTCTCCATTCCCGCAACCATCATAATATCCAAAGCCGGTAATACAAGCGTGACTAAAACCAATTCCACAACCATCTTTAACAAGAGAGCCGCCACCTAATACGTCTTCGAAACCACAAAATTTTTGAATTGTGCTCACAGATTCCTTTCAGCCACTGGCATTGTAACCTATGCCGTCACCAAAACTAGAACCGAAACCGGAACCTGAACCGGGTTTGTAACCTGAACCGTCACCGTAACCAGAACCGTAACCGTCACCGTAACCGTCACCGTAACCGTAGCCTTTACCGTAGCCTTTACCGTAACCAGAACCGTCACAAAAACTGAAACCAGAACTGGCACCGTCGCCAAAATCGTAATCTACGGAATTTTTTAAAACTGAGTCCATAGATTCCTTTCAGCCATTACCATTGCCGTCGTTATTTCCCCAACCAAAACTTGAGCCGTAACCATAGCCGTTACCGAAAACAAAACCGTCACCGTAACCGTAACCGTAACCGTCACCGTAACCGCAACCGTAACCGTCACCGTAACTAGAATCGTATTCGGAACCGTCTTCGTTTCCGTTTCCGTTTTCTTCGACCGATCCATCGCTTTTAGTTAAATCATTTAAAACTTAATTCACAATTTTTCTCATCCGAAACCGAAACCGGAACCATCACCTTCACCGTTACTGTTACCAACTCCGTGGCCCTAAACGTAACCGTTTTTAGAATTTTGATTTAAAATTGAGTCCACACTGGCACTCCTTTAATTGATTTGTAAGCTTTGTCACTCACGTCAATCACTTCAAAACCTTGAGGCGAGGTAAGTTCAATTCGTGGCACTTCAACTGGGAATTTGCACTCCTCTGGCTTTGCAGTGCCATTGACAGCCAATTCACTTAAAGAACTAGCGCCGGCCCAGTACCATATCCGTCTAGCGTCCTTCAGCACTTTCAAAGTCTCTGTGCTTTCTGGGAGCAATTCCCCTACAAAAACTCCCATTGCGTATGTACGCACAAGAACAATTTTTTTTGATGACTTAGATTTTTTAGATTTTGTTTTCATAAATTTTTCCTTTTTAAATAAGTACAATTTGTGGTTCTGGAACTATTTGATCGATAGGTCTCCACATATGCAAGCAATTTGGGTGCATATTGACATATTTGCTTTTTCGAGGATGATATTGAATGACCAAATCTTCATCATCCCAAAACAAATCTTTTACTGAGTTCATTTCACTCCACGTTGGTATTTCGTATTTTTTACTAACCGAAACATGCTCCCATCCTAATCCGTCAGATGCAATAATAGTTAAAGTGTCTCTTTTTTTAATATTTGGAATTTTAAATGCTCCGTTGTTGGAACCAACAATTCCAGCTATTCGATATTTTTCAGGTGCTTTAAATCCCATATTTACATTTTTGAAAAACCTTCTACATTCCTTTTTTCTCTATCTTTTTTCCTATGTTGTAACCAATGCAAAGCTTCGTCTAATTTGGTAATTGCACATGAATTCTCACGGCAAGGAAATTGCTTATTTAAGCCTTCAAGGATTATTTTTGCAGATTCTATGATTGTGTCTACCTGGCAACCATTCACTCCTTTTTCTTTAATAGGACCATTTTGTAATGTGAAAGATAAAGAATTTACATCATGACGCACATAAATAAAATTGCTCGGCCTTATGTCGCTTTCGAACCATTTATAATCCATTGCGCCTGATGGATTGAATTTATCTGGATATTTTTCTCTCAATTCATCCATGATTACTACGTTAAAATTACCAATATTTGTTATACCTTTTAAAGTTTCTAATGCCATTTTTTCCCCATTCATTACCTCAACCATATCTCCCACACACATGTTTTTTATTCCAGTATTTATCCAAAATTTCAGATGATTTATCGCACAGTTTTTTTGTTGTGATAGTTCCAACGAAAAGAGGGATGTAGTGCCCTTTGCTTTTCATACAGAAGCTTAACTCGCCTGATTCATTTGTCGTAATGTAGACAGGTCCTAACCCGGTTAGCTGTCTTTCCATTACAGTCAGTATTCTGTACTTACCTTGCTCAGGCTTGCCTTTTTTGAACCCGGAATGACTCATTTTTTAGCAACCCACCAAATGCCCCATGGAATTGATGCGATTGCAATACCCGCTAAAATAAAACCAGGAGCGCATACGATTTGACAAAACATCAACCACAAAAACGTTGTGAAAATAGAAAGTTTAATCGCAGGTGTCATAATTCCTCAATCGGGAGCTCTGGAGAGCAATCGCATGGAATAGGTCTCAGCAAAAGGTCTCTCTGGATGGGTTTGCCACATTCTGGGCATGATTCTATTTCTGTCATTTTGAAGGCCTACAATTTAATTTCTTCATATAAATATTTAGTAAAAATCTCAGGATTTAAACTTAAAATTTGTGTGTGTCCTATTATTTTTCTATTTTGTCTTGTAGTAACTTTTAAACCTTTTATAATGAGGTTTTTTTGCTCTAAAGATTTTAATGCACTCAATAATTTGTTCATTTTAATTTTCAAAAGTAAGCATATATGCTCAAGACAAACTTCATATTTTTTATAAGGTGTTTTATTACGATTATTTTTATCTGAATAAATTGCTATTAAAAATAGTCGCAATATTTGTTCTTCTTGATAAGAAATAATTTTATTAATCCCTGCTCTTAAAATACAAATATTATAATAATTAAGAAGGTCGCCGTTCATTTAATTTGCCCGCACATAATCATTTTAGACACTTGCTCTAAAAGCTGTCTTAAATAGAGCGACCTACTCATGCCCTTTTCTTCAGCTACCGTATCTAAAAGATTAGCAACTGAGAGCGGTACATTAGTCTGCATCAAAATTAATTTTACTTTTTCTTTTTTTGGGATTTTTATGCTAACCATAGTTGCGATAGTGGGGACCATAAATAAAAAAGTCAATATAAAAG